CGAGCGCTTCCAAGTTTTGCAGGAATGGATCCTCGAAGAAACCAGCCAGCTTATGACCAATCTGGTGTTTACACAGGACCTGGACTTGCTCCGCCAACAGCAGGGCGCACTGCAGGCGCTTAACGGTTTCGCTACTGAGTGGCGGACAACACAACAGTCGATCGAAAGGCTACGCAAGAAGCAGTGACCACACCCAAGAGCCCGGCATTGACCGGGCTTTTTAATGTGGTTTCTGGCTCGAAAGAACCCCAGAAGCTCAAACATGAAGACCGCCGTGATGGCGCTCATACGAGGTGATTGAATGCTCCCGAAAAGTGTAGTAGCTCAAATCGAAGCCGCCGAACAGGCTCAAAAACAACTTGGCAACCCGGAACCTGCCGCTGCCGAGGCAAAAGAGCCGGAACAGACCCCCGCACCTGAACAGGTGAAGGTTGATCAGGCTGACGCTCAACCGCAACCCGCCGAACCCAAGGCCGAGCCCGAGCAGAACAGGGATGAGGATGCCGCCTACTGGCGTCACCGCTTCCAGGTGCTGCAGGGCAAGTACAACGCCGAGGTGCCAGCGCTGCGCGAAGAACTGCGACAGCTGAAAGAACAGGCCGCCAAACAACCCGAATCCAGCCCGCAAGGTGTGGCGCATGCCATTGAAGGACTGAGTGAGCAGGATATCGAGGACTTCGGCCCTGAACTGATCGATCTGATCAAGAAGGTATCCGGGCAGTCAAATCGTGAAGTCGAAGCGGTCAAGCAGGAACTGAACCAGATCAAGGAGGCCAACCGCCAGGACGCCGAGGCGCGATTCTGGACGGACCTCGAGCGTCTGGCTCCGAAGTTCCGCGAGATCAACGCCGACCCGAAGTTCCACGCCTATCTGGCGGAGTTCGATAGTCAGACCGGTGAGCAACGACAGCAGACACTGGTCAAGGCGCAGCAGATGTTTGACGCCTATTCCGTGGCCCAGCTGTTCAACACATTCACCCAGAACACTGCGGCTGCCAGCCAACCCCGCTCTATCCCGGAAGAAAAGATCCAGCCATCCATTTCACGTAGCGAATCCGCACCGAATCAGGGCGCTCGCAGCTGGAGTCGTGGCGAAATCACGGAGTTCTACACCCGTGCCGCCCTGGGCAAGTACAGCGAGGCCGAACGCGCAGCCATTGAAGCTGAAATTTTTGAGGCACAACGCAACGGCCGTGTAATCGGCTAACGCCTCACACCCTATTTGAGAGGAATACATCATGGCAGGTCCAACTCGCGCAGCCGGTCACCCGGATTACAGCTCTACCAGTGCAAGCGGCTTCATCCCGCAGATCTGGTCCGGCAAAATGATCGAAAAGCTGTATGCCAATACAGTGTTCGGTGAAATCGCCAACACCAATTACGAAGGCGAAATCAAGGCCAAGGGCGATACCGTCCAGATCCGCACCACCCCGGATATCGCCATCTCTGATTATGAGATTGGTGGTGGTCTGACCTACGAGAAGCCGACCAGCGCCAAGGTTGAGCTGCAGATCAACAAGGCGAAATACTTTGCCTTTGAAGTGAACGATGTCGACGCCTACCAGGCCGATATCAAGCTGATGGATGACTGGTCCAACGACGCCGGTCAGAAGATGAAGATCGCCATCGACACTGACATTCTGGGCTCTATCTACGCCGATGTTGCTGCAGCCAACGCCGGTGCGACTGCAGGTGTCGATTCATCCAGCTACAACCTGGGTGCCACTGGCGCGCCGATTTCCATCGACAAGACTAATGCGGTCGATTATCTGGTGGATTGCGGCTCCGTGCTGTGGGAGCAGAACGTACCGGAAACCGATCGCTGGATCGTGATCCCGACCTGGTACGCCAACCTGCTGAAGAAGTCTGATCTGAAAGATGCGTCCATGATGGGTGACGGTACCTCCGTTCTCCGTAACGGCCGCCTCGGCATGATCGACAACTTCACCGTCTACGTGTCCAACAACATGGGCAAGACCGTGGACGCCACCAACACCGTGACCAACATTCTGTTCGGTCACAAGAAGGCACTGACCTTTGCCTCTCAGATGACCGAGATGGAAACACTGAAGAACCCGAGCGACTTCGGTGATCTGGTCCGTGGCCTCAACGTCTTTGGCTACAAGGTTATCGATCCGAAAGCGATTGGCCACCTGTACGCCATCAAGGGCTGATGCCTGACAGGGGCTCCTTCGGGAGCCTCTCCTTTTTCTGACAGGAGAACACCATGAATGACGTGATTCAGGCCATCGAAGCCGCCGAAGACAAAGACACTCTGGAGCGTATCGGCCGTGACGTGCTGAGCGTGGAGGTCGACAAGCGCAAGGGGCTGGAAACGATCCGCAAACAGCTGCTCAACAAGGCAAACGGCATGGCTGACGATTCCGACGATAGCCAGTCTGATGAACCCGCGAAACCGAAGCAGCGCCGCATGCGCCACAAAATCACCGGCCGCATCCTGCTGTGGACCAAACACCTCGACAAGCACCCGGACATGGTGGAAATCGTGGAGGGGTAAATCATGGCGGTTACCACTGTAGAAAACATCGTGCAGCGCACCAAAACCACGCTGCAGGAAGTCACCGCTGATGGTACTCGGTGGACCAACGAGGAGCTGATCACTTGGCTCAACGAAGCCTACCAGTCAATTATCGGTCTGCGACCGGATGCAGCGTCTGCAAACGAAAGCCTGAATCTGGTGGCTGGAACCAAGCAAACCATTCCAACATCAGGTCTACGCCTGCTTGACGTGGTGCGCAACATGGGAGGCAGCAAGCGGGCCATTATGGTGTGTGACCGCCGACAGCTTGATGCTACACGCCGAGGATGGCACGGCGAGCCAGAATCATCCGAGATTGAACACTTCGTTTTTGATGAAATGGCTCCCCGTCACTTTTATGTGTACCCGCCATCCGCAGCCGGGGTTGAGGTGGAGATTGTCTACTCAAGAGTGCCCGAGCCGCATAGCCCAAACTTTAGCATCAGTAAAACAGACACAATAAAGCTGGACGATAGTTACGCTCCAGCCATTGTTGACTACATCCTGTACCGCGCCTATTCCAAGGATGCCGACTTTGCCGGCAACGCCAATCGTGCCGCGATGCACTACAACGCATTTAATACACAGCTGGGCGGCAAAGGACAGATGGACATGGGCACTTCACCTAATTCACAGCAGGCTCGGGCATGACATACGACGACCTGGTTGATATGGCCATTCCTGAATTGCCGGGTGTATTCCGGCCTGCTGTTCTCGATGCAGCCAAGCGTGTTGCGCGAGAATTTTGCAGTGAAACCTTTGTCTGGCAACAGGAAGAAGAAATTGAGATTTATGCCGGCAGTGTTGAGGCTGATATCTATGCGCCCAGTGGTAGCGAGGTCGTATCTATAACCTCAATTCCCGGAATGACGCGAGGAATCCATTACACGCAACCGAGTCCGTCAGTCATGCGCTTGAGCAGCGCACCTGAACAATCCGGCATTATCAAAGCCATGCTGGCCTTGCGCCCAGGGCTTAGGTCAGATCAGCTGCCTACCGTGCTGGATGCGCATGAGGATGCGCTCGTTGCCGGACTGATATACAGGATGGCCAAGATGAGCGGCGTCGAATGGGCCAACCCGCAGGTAGCGCAAACCAACTATATCCAGTGGCAGGCGTTCATTGCCGAAGCGCGGCAGCGATCACAAAACGGCCTGGCGTTTGGGTCTAGAACTGTAAAACCCCGTCGATTCATCTAAATAGCAAGAGGTAACATCATGTCTGCATTCTCAAATCACCTTGAGCAAGCGCTCATTAACGCCACGCTCCGTGGCGGCACTTACACGGGCGGTGCTGTATACGTTGCCCTGTTTACGTCTGACCCGACGGATGCCGGCACCGGTACGGAGGTCGCTGACTCTGCGTATGCGCGTCAGCAGTGCCACTCAACAACTGTTGCCGATGGCTGGGATATTCCACACGCATCTGAGGGCTACACTGCGAACGCCAAACAGATCACCTTCCCGGCAATCGTTGATGGTCAGGTATCCGTTACTCACTGGGCGCTTTATGACGCGGCGACCGGCGGTAACCTGTTGTACCACGCACCGTTGACAAACCCGAAGACACTGGATCCGTCTGACGTGCTGTCATTCCCGGTCGGCTCGCTGAAAGTCACCCTGGCGTAAAGGTACAACCACATGCTCGGACTAGGGCTAGAGTCAGTCGGCTACAGCTCGGTTAAGTCCGAGCATCAGACACAGGCAGAAGGCACTGCAGTCGCGGCCCCTTCTGCAACTGTTAATCGCATTCTCTCATTTGGCGGAGCGGCACTGGTCGCTGCGCTCGTGTCCCTGTCTCCACAAGCGGATTTCTTCGGCACGGCACACGCCGCTGCGCAAGCGAAACCGGCGAACACGGTTCGATACCTTTACCGACAAAGCGGCGGTTTTGCCGCGGCTGACGCAGTAACGGTTGGCTGGCAGGAGGCGGTCGTCACCTTACCGGGCGTCCAGGAGGCGGTTGCGTCTGCATCGATTCTGGGCCTGCCGGATGGCTTGTACGCCAGTGGCTTCGGCGCAGCGCAGGCCGCGCTAACCGGGCGCTGCGAGAAGGTTGTCCGGTGCCAATCATCTACAGCGGCTACGGCAGCAATCGACGGGATAGAGCTTGCGACGCGCGGCGGCGCATCCGTGGTGCTCGCGACGGCGTCAGCATACGGTGAATGGGCGCTGAACGAGACGCTGTTTGCCACGGGCCATGCGCGCTCACCGGCTGCGCTTACGGCGCAAGTGACACTACAGCCTGTCGTGGATACCGCGCGGGTGAACTGCGAAGCCAGCGGGGTCAGCTATAAACGCAAGCGCAGCGGCGGCGTGTTGGTGGTTTCAGCGGAGAGTGAGTCGCTGACTTCAAACCATTGGAAAGGTGCAAAGGGTACAGCACCCGGCGCGGCGGCGGCTACAGCGGGCCTCAACGCGACACATTACGACACCGGGCGAACGGCGCTTGCCTACGGGTACGCGCAGGGCACGCTGCATCGCCAGACATTCCCTTCAGGCGCGGGCAGGGCCACGGCGGCGCTTGACGGCACCGCGTGGCGCGTGACCAAGGCCGACGCAGACCTGGTGTTCAGCGCGTCGTTGACATCAGGCGGCGCGGTCAAAGTCCGACTGGCCCGCGCGGCTATCTCGGCGCAGGCGTCCGCTGAGAACACTGAGCTGCTGCGTGATGCAGCGGGCTTTGGTGAAGCGGCTGCAACGACAACTGTCGATGTTGGTGCTGAACGCACGATGTTGGGCTACGGCCTTGGTGTGTTGGTCGAGGGCCGTGCAAGTGGCGTGGTCGATCGTACCGCGCAGTCGGATGTGGTGATTGCCGCGAATAGTCAGGCGGTGGGTGTAGCGGTGAAGACTACGCCAGTATCTGCATCACCTGCGGACGCGCTAGCAGCGGTTGCAGTGTGGTCAGCGTATTTGCTGTACCCCGCGGGTGCTGACGGGTCTGCTACAGGGGTTGGCGGCATGAAGATTAACGACTTCTATCCGGCACCTGAGTGGCGAACAGCGGTTGTTCCGGAGCGAGTGGCTGTGGTCGAGATCGACACGAACGAGCGGGAGATTATTGTCTGATGGAAAGATTTGAGAAACAGCCGAGCGATGTCCTTGATTACGACATCGACCTGCGGCGCTGGTTTAAGACGCTGCCGAGCGACGAGTTGGTGTCCGCTGAGGTTGAGGTTGTTGAGGGCGACGGGGAGCTGGCCGCTGGTCCCACGCCGCATGCTCCGGTGGTGATCTTTGGCGACGACCGGCAGATGGCCAAAGTCTGGCTTGGCGGCGGCACGGACGGCGTGACCTACAAACTGCGCGTTGTGCTGACGACGTTGCAGGACCGTGTGAAAGAGATTGACTTTAAACTCCGTGTTCGGGAGATGTGATAATGGCGTATGAGAATTTGGTCCGTGCGGTTTTGACTGACCCGGCCACCTGGACGTTTAACAAGGCCGCTGCGCCGTTCCGCCCTCCGATCGGGCCGGGCGTTGTTCTGCTGATCGACAGCGAGCACCAGATCGGTCAGGCTGAGTATATCGGTTATACGTCGGTGACAGAGACAACGACCTCGTTTGTGCTGGAGGGGGTCACCCGTGCGCAGGAGGGTAGCGCCCAGCAGACTTGGTCAGCAGGTGCTATTTTGCTGCAGCCGAGTCTCGCCAGTTTGATGAACAAACTGGAGCTGATTGAGGCTGAAGCGACCAAGAATGCCACCGACGCCCAGCTTCGAGACCGCGCCCAGCCTGGACAGCGTCATCGTTTGCGGCGGTGTGGATATTCAGCACAGCGTGACGCGCGAGCATCTGCACTGGCTACAGACGCAAGCGCGTCATGGCCGTCAGCTGGGCGCGGTGTGTGAGCGGCTGCAGCCAGAGCTGATCGTTGGCATTGAGTCGCGGGGCTTCATCGTCGGCACCGCCCTGGCCACCGCCGTACGCCTGGGC